ATTCACGGGGGCTGGATTATTGGTTCCAGCTCTTGCACCATTGTCGTTCGGCTTCACCCTTGCACGCGCCTACAACTACTTATTCGGCGAGGACGAAGCCCAGACACAGAACATGGAGCCGTTTGGGATTGATCCGATAGGCCAGTTCACTGGCATTGGTGGTCCAACCGGTTCAGACGATACATCGGACGATCCAGAAGACTCCGATGCAGCGGCTACGGCATCGGCAGCAGCGGTTGGGTTTGACACTGAAGATACAGAAATGGCGGCAGAAATGTCTACCGATGACACTGGCGGTGGGAGTGGTCCTAGCGGCGGTGGCAGTGACACTGGCGATGCTCCAGGCGGGCCATTTCACCTCGGCGGTTTCGTTGACACAGGTTCTCAAATGGGAGGTATTGCGTCATTACGGCCCGGAGCCAACGCGCTCCAAGATTACGTTAGATCAAAGTTAGATTTGTCGAATGGAATTGGGGGGTACGGACCTGTCTTAGGTAATTTTGGTTAATGATATGAAACCCTTAATCTTTTTCGTTTTGGTTCTTATGGCCGTGTCTTCTGCTTCCGCGCAGAACATTTGCGCGAAACGCGAAGAGGTTGTTGAAAGGCTTTGGAACAGGTGGCAAGAGGTTTTGACAGCCAATGGGTTGACGAACGACAACCAACTTGTCGAAGTGTTTGTATCAAAAAAAGGTTCTTGGACAATCATCATAAGTGACCCAAGCGGAAAATCTTGTGTCGCATCGGCCGGTCAAAACTGGACTCTGCGGGAACCAAAAGAACCAAAACGAGGCACATAATGGCTGCTCAAAGCCTTGATAAAGGCGTCTTACAGGAATGTCTGGACGCCGTCGCTAGGCACGATACAGTGGCTGCTGCGGCACGCTCTCTCAACCTTGCGGAAAGCACTCTTCGGTCTCGCTTGTTGCAGGCACGAAAACAGTCAATGACGGCTAACCGAGAGCATGGCGTCCCGGTTTTCCCGGATTTCGGCGCCAGCGATATGCCCATTGAAAACATTATCGACCACATGTCTGAGCGGTTTAAAAGACAACACGCTCACCACAAGGCTCGAGAATGGTTCGACATAGAAATGCCCGACAACAAGCCTATTGCACTGTGCTTGATGGGAGATCCGCATGTAGACGACAACGGGTGCAATTGGCCCTTGTTGCGCGAAGATTGCGAGATCATGGCCAATACCCCCGGAATGTACTGCGTGCAGATGGGCGATGCCTCAAACGCTTGGGCCGGCCGCTTGATCCGGTTATGGGCGGATCAGGATAGCAGTAGATCGACAGCTTACCGTCTTGTTGAGTGGTTGATGGTGGAGAGCGGCGTCCAGTATCTTTTATGCTTGTTGGGCAACCACGATACTATGAGTACTGAAAACGCCTTTACNATCAAGCAGATGCTCAAANACACAGTTCATGTTTTTGATTGGCAGGCCAANTTTAACATCACGTTTCCCAACGGGAAGAAATGCCCCACATGGCTGGCGCACAGCATGAAGGGAACCAGTATCTACAACATCCTCCATGGGCCGATGCGGGCCTCCAAATTTTCAACCATCCCAATTCGGATTCTGGGCCAAGGTCACCACCATGAATGGGGATACTTTGTAACCGAAGATGTAGACACAAAACTATCGACACATATGATCAAGACGCGCGGATATAAATATGTGGACGAGTATGCTGATCGGCACCAGTTCGGCAGTCAGGACGATGGCGCCACCATGTCAGCGATCATTGACCCGCGGGTAGACGAAAGCCATCCGGGTTTTATACGTGTGTTTGAGGACCTTAGATTAGCCCGCGACTACTTGAATTTCCTACGATCCAAAAAGCCTACTTAGCCAGCCCCCAGTTCTCGCCTATTCCAATATCTACCTTTGACGGGATTGTTAGCGCGGGGGCGCAGTTTTCCATAATGTGTTTGATCTCCGCCTTTTGCTCATCGCTCTCAAGCGAGAAGCACAATTCGTCATGAACTGTAAGCATGGGCCAATGACCATTGTCCATGCAGTCGCGCATAGCCATCTTCGTTTGATCGGCCGCAGAGGCTTGGATTAGGCGGTTAAGCGCCTTGTAAACAAAGGCGACTTGATACTTGACCGGGTTCATGCTGCCCCAGTTCTGCTCTCTTTCCTCCACGGGCGTTTCCAGTATGTCGCGCCAGCGCTCTTCCAGTTTATCGACATGGATGCTTTGCTTTAAAGTCTCGGAATAGCCCCTAAGTTCCCGCATGGGGAATCGGCACTTACGCCCAAGCATCGTCTTGATNTCNGCACGCCTCGAGGCGGCNTCCATAACCGCGGAAGCCAACGCACGNATGAACGGCACTTTTTCGTCATATTCGTTACGCAACACCTTGGCTTCGTCAAAAGAAATGTCGCCAAGGGTCTGGGCCAACTTTCCAATGCCCATACCGTACATGATTCCAAGGTTGATCGTCTTGGCTAGGTCTCGTTCAACCCCAGCCATATCCGCGACCAACTGGTGGAAGTCAATGTCGTCTGATTGGTACTGCGATACGATCTCTTTAACCTTATCGTTGTCCTTGGTCGATGGCGTCAGGGACGCATAGTGCATCATCCACCGTGGTTCTTGGGCGCTGTAGTCAAAACTCCCCCACTGGCAACCTTCTTCTGGCAGAAAAAGACCCCTGATGAGTTTTTTGATTTCCGGATGCCTAGAGGGAACTTGCTGTAAATTAGGATTGCTTGACGAGAAGCGTCCAGACACAGTTCCACCTTCATCGGAGCGCAGTTGGTTAAACTGGCAATGAATACGGCCGTTGTGCTGATGGTTAAGAATCGTATCAACGAACGTTGTGTTAGCCTTGTTGTACTCGCGAATCTCTAAAATTGTCTTGGCGATAGGGTGCTTGTGGTTCTTCAAGAAGTGTTTCGTAAAGCTTGGGGCTTTCGACTTTTCTGTTTTTTCATAGCTCAAACCCAGCTTTTCAAAAACTGCGGCTAGAGATTTTGCGTTCCACGGATGAAGCTCAACATTGGTCTCATCGTAGACCTTTTTAAGGAGATCATCTTCCTTCTCTTGCAAACGCTTCTTGGTCATCTCCGCCTTTTCTACATCGACCCGGACACCCCTGCGCTTCATCTCAAAGACCATGGGCAGCAGCGACAGTTCCATGTCCAGCACCCGGCCGCAATCGTCCTCCATCAGTTTCTTGTGCAGAACATCCCACAGGTTAAGTGTAAGGGTGGCGTCCATTTCAGCGTAATGGGCGACCCGCTCTGCGGGCAACTTCCACATTTCCGCTTTGGCATCGACCCCGTGCTGGTCGGCGGCCCTACGGAGATCCTCTTCCGCCTTCCGCTGACCAAGGTAGGTCGCCCCAAGCGCATTCAATGAATAGCTAAAGCGATTCTCATCAAGCAAAGGCGCNGCGATCATGGTATCGAGTATTCGACCCTTGACCTCCACGCCCTCGCTCAAAAGCCAGCCCAAATCGTATTGGGCGTTGTGAAAAACCACGTCCATACCGTGGTTTAGTTGGTCTTGGAGCCATCTAAGTACGAGGTCCTTCGCCATATTCCCACCACCTTCGTGAGCGATGGGCAGGTAGGCACTCCACCCAGAAGCGGCGACGGACACACCAATCAGGTTGCCATCCTTTCTTATCCACCCTGGCCCCAAGTCTCGTAGGTTCGGATCTCTGGTTTCCACATCGACAGCAATAATTTTTTCCCCAGACAGGTCCGGGAGATGTTCCGGTGGATACCAAACCTTTTCGTTAAAAAGATCCTCACGCATTTTCTGAATCAAACCTTTATATCGTCATCAAATCGAACGACGTTCCTGTAATCCGAAAGAACAATAACGCCCCGGTCACGCAAGGATTGCAAATGATCGTGCCACTCTGACTCTCGCTCGCAAGCTTCCATTTCTTCCTTGGCACACTTTTCACACAAGACTTGAACAGAAGGATCCCCGGTGTTCTTCCCGATGGGGTCCGAAGAGGGTAACCGGACCTCTTTTTCGCAAAAAGCGCAGTTATAAATTATCTCGGCAGTGCTAACCTGCTTGGGTCGGTGATGCTCTAAGTATTCTCGAAGCAAGTCGTACAAGGACTCATCATCGTCAGCCATTAAGTCTTCCTTTCTTGAGACAAGGCCGCCCACAACGCTGTGTACGCTGAAGCATCAACCCCATCGTCTGGATTAAACATGCCCATTTCGTCGCGGACAACTTTCAGCAAAACCATCATGAACGCAACGTTCTCCGGTTTCACTTCCGCTTTCAGATACGCCGCCCACAGATCGGACACCCGTTGGTGTAGAAGGCTGTAGTCTCCATGCTGTTCTGCGCGATCTCCCCCCACAAGACCGGCGGCCGTCTCCAAAATCTCCACAGGCTTCATATATCGTAACTCCATCTCGTTTGCGGCATGATAACGTGAAGTGATTTCTTGGCTCTGGTCGCCCCCACATAAAAGACCCGGTGTTCTATGCTAGGGTCTCTTAGATACGACTTGTGGGCGGCGTAGGATAAATCCGGAACAAGCAATATGTTGTCCGCTTCGCCACCCTTCATTGAGTGTATGGTAGAAACCTTGATCCGCGGGTTCCTGACGTTGTCCTTTCGGCGGAGAGCATTCAACACATAGTTCTTCGTATCAAGATCGATACGACTAAGGGCTTGGTGCCAGCGCGCAGAGCCGCTCTGGAGCAACCCAAACTTGTCGTAGGCGTCCGACATGTAGACCTGATCGTCCGAAGGTATCCCCAGAAGGGGCCTTGAACGCGCTCCGAAGCCCTTGGAGTAGCCTTCTTCGGATTTTAGGAAGGAGTAGAGGTTGCGAACCTTCTCGCCCGTCAGAGCGTTCCCTCGGCACCAAATCTCCCAATCCTCAATCGCCTCGTAGGTTTTCAGCGGAATGCTCGGATGACCGTTCCGGCTGTAGACCCAACCCTCATCGCGTAGAACCGTAGCGATGGTACTCGCGATTCGGTTCGTTCGAGCCAAAACACACCACTCGCCCTCATCGATCGGTACATCCCAAACATCGTGGTGGTAACGCACGCTGCCTTCTTCATCCTTGGGCCGCCACGCCTTCGGAGCTCTGTCCCTGATGCGGTTAACAATATCCTGGGCTTGGCGCCAAACGGACACCGGCAACCGATAGGATTGACTCAAGACTGTCTTCTTCTCTGTCGCGGAGAGAAACGCGCCGACATCGGCNCCTTGGAAATTCATTATAGCTTGGTCGTCATCGCCCGTAAAAACCTGTATGTGAGGATTCTTCCGAAGTACACCGACCATGGCCCATTGAAGGGTGGACAGATCTTGGGCCTCGTCAACAAACAAGGCATCAATGTCTGGGCACAAGTCCTCCCGCACGAAATTCTCAATCATGTCTGTGAAATCGATCTTCCCGCGGACAGACTTATAGTCCTCATACGCACGTACCAAACGCCTCAATTCCGGCCACTTAACGTTGTAGTCTGCCAGTTGCCGGTGCATCTCCTCGAGTTCGATACACTTGCTACGCGCTAGATGATACTGGCTCATGTAGAAGTCGCCCTTGGACGGCCCCAGCGTGTCAAAGTCAGACTCCGTGAAGGCGGAGCGTCCCCTGCCAAAAGGTATCCCGACCTCTTGCCCAATTTCTTTCATGTCTGCGAGGCCGATAACATCATCGGAACGGTACCCGCCAGCACGAAACGCCATGGAATGCAGCGTTTGGAAATAAGGCATATCTCTTTCGTCAATACCCCAATCCCGGCTAACCCGTTCGCGGCTCTCCTGCGCCGCCTTCCGCGTAAAAGAGACGCACGCGATACGATCAGGCGGGATACCCTGTTCGATGCACTCCCGAATCCTGTTTGAATTGGTTTGGGTCTTCCCCGTTCCCGGCGGTCCTAAGATAGTCTCATGTTGATCAGTCACTCTCTACACCCCATTTAAATTTCAGCTGCCCATAGACCGGTTGCCAATCCCTGCCCGGCCTGTTCAGCCAAGACCCCGACCCATCAGTTTCTCCGATAATCTTCCAGCCTGCGCCACGCAAACTAGACCCACTTTCCGACTTCAATGTATAGGTGATCATTTTCTTGCCCCCCATCTGCTGCCAGACTCTCCAACAACGACCATATAAAAATGAACAAGTGTTCTTGGGGCTGTCATCTAAAACACAAAGCCGGGTTACCTCTGCCGTAAAACCGTCATCATTCTTCCGTGCAATCGGCCGTCCCACTATCGCAACCCCCAAAAGGCTATCGCCATCACTGGCACCGATGCAGAATTTTGCGCCTTGCACAGGTTTGTTGTGCCTGTGGAAGTTCCGCACAAATTCATTGGACTCTCGGAGTGTCATAGGAACGACCATCAAAACGGTGGCTCCTGTGCGTCAAACTTAACATCGGGTAAATCAACCTCACCGCGGCTCATCTCTGGCACAAACCAGACGCGCACAGCCTTCCACTGATCATTATTGTCTCGGAAATTGTAGACCTTGTCGCAACTGCCCCCCGCGTTCATTTCCTTCAGCCGTTCGGTGATCTGACCACGGGTGTATTGTGTGAAGCTGTTCCTCTTCAAAAACTCCTGTAGCGAACTAAGCTTGAAATAGGTCACGCCCTCCTCGGTCCACGGCTTACCCGTCAACAGTTCCTCCGGGCTATGCGCTTGAATGCGGCTAGTACAGAAGTTCTCCAGTAGTTCGGTAAACAACCCCTTCTGCGTCAATTCTTCTGGTACAGAGATCCGGGTTGCATCCCTCAACAGACCATCAACAAGGTCCCGCCAATCGGATTCCTTCATCCGCGCAGGCATCGAATACATCTGTTCCATACACGCTCGTTGAAACTCAACCTGCAACTGGAGTTGCTTAGTGGACAGTTCCAGCCGTGTGCCGTCGCAATCGACAAACCAGACAGGCGGCTCCGACTCCACAACCGTAAGACCACCAACCGGCACGTGAGAATTGGCGTCACCGACACCAAACTTGCGCGACCTGCACAGGGTCTTGTTGCAGTGACTGTGCAGGGGCTCTTGGTTGCAGGTATAGAAGTATTCCTTCTTGTCCAGTTGCTGCTGGATCACAACGACCTCCGCAGCGGGCAGAGGCGGATTGCAGTACTCTTGGTTATGCTTCTCCAGCAACTCCCGCCAGTTTTCCGGGGAGAACTGCTTGTAGTACACACCGACATTCAAAAGCGTTACGTTGCGGCCGCCCTC